TTTGCCTGGGTTATGCTCTTGAAAATTTTGAAGAATCTTTTTCTATTGATGATGGTGAAATTATCATCACCTAAAACACCGATTCTCGCAAAAGCGGTCAAGCACACAAACACCAGCCAGCCAAGAATAATTTCGCCTGTTGTCTTGGAGTTACCAGAAGAGGTGTCGTTCCCTCCGGATTTGCGCGTGTAAGGAATTGAAAATTTGATACCCTTGCCATACTCTTTGGCATGTTTTCTAGTTCTAAAAAACATTTCACCAACTTTCTTGCTATCAAATGTTTTTAAATAATTCAACTTGCGGTACCATTTTTCCTCCCTCTCCATGCAATCCTTCTTCTGTGTGATTTCAAAAGTTGTGAAATCTGAACCTAAAAAGATGCAGTTACTTTCCCCACCGAACAGGTCAATCGATTGGTTAATCCACCAAGAGAAAACATCGGAAGTGTAGCCGGAACAATACCATATATGGTTTAGCGGGTTCCAGCAATGTTTAAGCGCATAGGAGTAGGCTAAAAACCATGGGCCTGTCACGGCTTTGGATAAATCCGAACAGCCATGAATAATCCTAGGTTTGTCCTTATCATAATTATAGAGGTCCTTGGTGATTTTACTCAATTTTTCTTTCTTGTCAAAGCAAGACCAACTGAGATCCATCATGCCAAATTCCCCGAATTCATACTTCTCTAACGCCAAAATGATCTTCTTTCTCTTTGGTGCTTCAAATCGACTGACATAATAGTCGAAACAAATGAACTTACTACTCACCTCGACTTCGTTATACTCTGTTTCAAATTTGATCATGGGTTTGTAACAATAGGGCTGATAGCCATTTCTGGCATCAGACCGTATGCTGGATGTAAAACGATCAACCCTCTTGGAATGTGTTTTCCAGAAGATTGGATCGCCATCCGGCACAGCCAGGGTCGACCTGGTCCTGATTCCCATATAATTATTGTGCTGAGTATTCCCATAAACAAGCGGAACACTAGTATCATAACAAAGTCCAGTGAATACAACCCCTTTTGTTTCGCGGTCCTCTACAATTTTTGTTAGTTTGACTGTGGCCAAAGGGTCTTGTGGATAAAGACTAAGTGGTGCCAATGATTTGAAAGTTTTGATGGGGGTGAGATCTGGTATCGGTCCACAAAAAGTTGTGCACCGGCGTTCTGTATGAACAGAGAGCAAAAATCGATTAAATGCTTTGGTTCGCGAAACAAACTTACTAAACAACTTAACCACCCAAGCCATCAAAAACCCCACTATCAAATCACCCAACGTGATTGTAAATTTCCGGACGACATGCTTGTTGTGTGCTTCAGCAGATGGTGCACTTAACACTACTGAACTAAAAAAGCCCAGTAATGTAAATACAATAATTGCTGAAACAATCAAAAGCGCCTTCACTATTCTACGTTTCAAATTGTTC